TAAGCCATTTCCTGCCATAGCAATAGATACTATTTCTTCATCTAGAGTTATACGATACGCTACAGGCCAGGCGTGTGGTAGAAACGGTTCAGAAAAACACAAACGTTTACCTGAAAATCCTGCAAATATACCATTTGGCATAGAAGTTAGACCACGCATTTGCCCATTAGGATACAAAGAAGTGTCTTCATCAGGCGGAGCAATCCAGAAAGTAGAAGGTATAAGTTCTCCTAAATTAGCATTAGTAGTAGAATCAGTAAAAGTAGTCGCACTTAAATTAACTTCACCAACAAACTGAAACGCAGTAGTGTTTGACCCTGTATTAGATCTATAAATTCTTTTTTTAGTTATGTTTGTATTACTTCTGCTTGTACCACTGCCTGCACTTGTACTCATGTTAGCTACAGTTACAGTTTGAGCGTCTACTTTAGTAAGCACAGTAGAAGCCGCGGACGGCGGTCCTTCTTCACCAAAACCAGACACAAAAGTGTACACATATGATGTGCTAAATTGAGTCTGAGTTCCATCGTCTGACCCAGAAGCTATACTTGCAGTAGGAGTATTTTCAGGGGCAGGTATACCTAAACGGAAAAAACTTCTAGGGTATGATCCCGAACCAGAAGCTATCAACTCTGTGGAACTAGCCATCCTAGGAAACGTATCTCCCGTCCAATATAAACGTGCGTTAGCGTCATCAGGTATAGGTGCAGGTTGTACATTTACATCACTAGCCCACTCTAGCCAGTAATCTACACCGCCAAACTCATACTTGTATATAGAAGTTTTACCTGAAGCGTTTAAAGTAGCGGTAGTGCTGTTATCGGTTATAGGAACTAAACGCCCACTATCAAGAGATACATTTTCAGCAGTTTGAGCTACTGTGTCTGCTAACAACCTAGGAGATATCTGAGGTGCAATCCCTTTAAATGTTATTAATTTATAGTACATTAGCCTTCCAGCAATAAATCTTTTAAGCGGTGACTTCTAGCCCCTACTTGTCTACTCCATTTAGAGTCAAGCATTTGCACACCAGCTTCTTCCCAATCTCCTTTTTCTATAGCAGCTAAAAACTTTTTGAATCCTAGTAATCTAGATAAACCTAGATTAAAACACATATTTACTAACACGCGCTTTCTTGTGTTTGTTAAATTATTAAACCAAGAAAAAGTAGTCTGTAATTCTTTTACGCAAAGGTCTATGTCATTGTTTAGTAGAAAATCAGATTCTTCTACTGTAATCCCTCGGTCATCAACATTTCTGCCTACTCCGATTGTATTTTTTCCTGCAGAACATTTATAAAGAGTAAGAACTTCTCCCTCGTCTCGTTTCAGTTCTTCTATAAGTTTTTCTCTATTCATTCGTCTTTATCCTTACTAGAATTAGAGGCACCAAAGTAAAATGATATAATAGCACTTGCAAGACCTCCAAGATAGCCGAGGACTAAGTTGATCAATGCTTCGCTGTTCTGCTCTGGAGGCTGGAGCGTGATTAGAAAGATATACCCCATAAATCCACCAACTACAGTTAATCCCATAATTCTAGACGTCCAATCTTTAGAAAACTTCGATCTTGCGTCTTGAATATCTTTAGTTTCTAAGGCAAAAACGTCAACTTCTAACTCTGCCATTTGCACTTCAAACTGCTGTTCTGCTTTTTTAAGCTCTAACATTTGTTCTGGAGTGGCATTTTGTACTGCTTTTTCTATTGATTTTGGATTGTTTTCGCAACCAAGCACTTTAGCAACAACGTCTCCTGCCATACCGCCCATTGGTCCTGCTAGTGCAGACCCTAAAGTTGGTGCAACTGCACCCACTATGTTTTTTAAAAATGCTAATTTTGCCATTGTTACTCCTTATACGCTTTATTCATTTTAACTTGAATCGCTACTTTTTATCAAACTCATTGAATGTATTTTTTACCTATCTCGTTGTAATACAACTCTTTAAAATTTATCTCTTGTATTAGTATAGGAGAAAATCCTGTTTGGTTTGTTATGTGATGAGCGTGAAGTCTAGCGTAAGGAAATATAATATTAGGGCAATCTACCGCTAAGGCTTCTTCAATCTCACTTTCGTCTTTGTAATTACACAAAGTAAATATACCACTTTGAATAAAATTAAGTATGTATAAATAGCTATCTTGATATTTAGATGTTATTTGAAACGAAAGATCTACTTCAAATGCTTTTTCTTTGTTAAAAGATATAGAAGAAAAACCAGACTGACAAGCTAGGTCTGTTTCTACTTGAGGCGGTTGTTCTTGTAAATAACGAACAGCGTCAGGTACTTCTATACTAGATTCTTTTGTGTATACAGCAGATATTCGTATGTGTTTATTTGTGGTGGACATAGTGCATTTTCTCTCTTGTGTTTTTAATTTTAGTAAGGGTTTTGTTTGCTAACGAGGTAATACGAGTTGTTTCTTTTTTAGGAACTCCTTTTAGATAGGGCAATAATTTATCAAAACAGTACGCATAAATCTCTAATACGTTAATATTTTTTCGGTTTATAGGTCCAAGATAATTATGTATTAACGCTTGTTCTCCTAAAACTCCATAATTAAAGGCGTCTATCGCAGCAGTAGACTCTTCTTCAAACAAAATATCATCTTTATGGTTCATGTATCTAGGCATATACAACAGTTTTTTATCTCTAACTGCTCCCGAGTCTTTTTCTGGTACTGTTTTCCACTTCTTAGGGTTTATTATAAATATAGATAAATCTAAAACTTTTTTGTTAAGTTTTTCAGAACTATATTGATAATGTTCTTTAACCCTTTCATGGTCAGTAAACACACCATATCGGCTAACAGCCATATGGTATTTTTTTAATTTAGATTTAGTAGGGAGGTCTTTATTCTTTAAATTAACAACTAGCCCGCTTTTTATAACTAATGCTATTTCATTAGTATTACTTAAAGCAGTAGCAATTCTACTTTTTAACATTTTGTCTTTAGTAATAACTTTATAAGTTATTTCTGGATTATTAATATCTAATGAATTTGTTGTAAGTTTCAGTAGATTATTTTCTTCCAGTATTAAGACTTTTAGGGTTTTTAGGTTTAACATGAGGTATATCTTTAAAATACTTAAAAAAGTTTTTTATATTTTGTTTTGGATTTTCAGAATCATAGTAAATTAAGCCTGAGTATTTTGACGACAGTATTCTTTTAAAATCATCAATAACAGGATATCCTTTTTCAAAAAGGACAGCGTATATCGGAGTGTAGGTTTTGGTTGCAATTTTTTTACGATCAAATAGTTCTATGCGTTTACCTTGAGATAAACCAATAAGTCCCATTTCAGAGTTAGAAGTACATCCAATTTTTCTTGTTCTATTTAAAATGTTATGCCCTGACAGTTTTCTGTCTAACAAGTTTTGTTTACCATAACGGTTTCTTAAATAAGCCATAACAAATGGAGAAGTTAAAGGGTGTGGTTTTAACACAGCTCCTTCTGTATCAATAGCTCTTTTCACTTTAATGTCATCTGTTATTTCTTTTATTATGTTACTTCCAGCTAAAAAAATAACATACGGGTATTCTTTTTTTGTTTGTCTCAACGCATACTTGTCTGTGTTATTTCTAGATATATCTTGAAATATCTTTTCGCCTTCTTCTGTAATGTCATCGTTTAAAGCATCCCTTATTACTTTCTTACAGTATAAAGTTGAAGCAGGCTTTAGGTATACAAACTTAGTCATAACATCTGTATATAAATAACCTCTTATTTTATTTTCGGTCCCAAAGTCGTACCAGATATCGTACTCTAAATTAGTACCGTAATTACCTTTTTTTGGTAATAGATAATGTATCTTATCTAACTTATTATTTTCTTTTGACCTACGAATATTCCCAGATTTAAAAAAGTGTGCTATTTCATTGTTAAGAACATCGTTAAAAGCTAATGTCTCAATCGTCATTGCAACCTACTTTTTCTTCTAACTTATCCATTCTTTCTTCCATCTCTTTAAAATGTTCTATTAATATAGAAAGAGTTTCTTCTATCCTTCTATTAATAAGATGGATTTCTTCTTTAAGATCTTCAGACATAATTAATCCTTAATTTCACAGCTTATAATAATCTCAAAAGGTATTAGTAAATTACTTGTATCTCTTTTTTCTTCTGGATAATCGTAATATTTATTCCAAAAAATAATTGTCCTATCGTAATTTTTTTGCATTTCTATAGCAGCATCTAATGGACATCCTGTAGCATTTGTATCTATGTATGTTGCATTTTGATATGGATTTTCTCCAGCATACAAGCACAGCCATCCACCAGAATTACTTATAACTAATACTTTTTCATTCAAAATTTTAATAAAATCATTCAAATTATTAATAGCTTCATGTTTTTGTAAAGTCAAACCTGAATGATTGTAGACAGTTTCGATGCTTTTTTTATTGTATTTAGGCATCAAAGTAATAACATCATCATCTTCTGGTATATGACTTTCTGAATATAGTGCAATTCTTTTTATACTAGGTTCTTCTCTAAGCGATTGGATTGCATCTTCTATTGTGTAATGTTGTGCATTACCTACACTTATTACTGTTCTCAAGTTTGGAACATTCTCTAATAGTGCTTCACCAATACCACCGCTTTGTGTAACTAAACCAATATCTCCAGTAGTTTTTCTATCTAAAAGAAAAGTAGAATAAGCATCACAATGAACACCCATACAGTTTGGTCCAAGTATTTTTGCTTTGTTTTTTACAATTTCATATAACTTTCTTTCTGTAAAAGCATCTAAAGTATTAATAACTATAATTTTATCTGTGCCTTTATTTACAATCTTAGTTACTTCTTCAATAATATTAGGTACTGCGACTATTGCTAAATCAGGAGTTTCTGGTAAATCATTGTATGAATCATGTTTAGTAATAAGATATAGGGGAACTTTAGTGCTTTCTAACAGAGAATCTCTAAGAGCAGCACCCCAATACTTGTTTTGAGATATAGCTTCATCAAGCGTTTTTGTAGAGGCCCCTACAAGTGCTATTGAAGCAGGATTAAGAAAAGTCATCCTGTAAAAGTTACTACTAGCTTTTTATATTTAAAACCTTTGTCATGGTATTCTATAGTTATAGGAGTAGAAAATTTAATCCATCCAGAACTAGCACAATCAATATATGTTTGTTCCATATTAGAACCTTCTACAACCCATACACTGGACTTGACACAATCATCAGAAACACTTTTATAAAATTCATCTATTACTTTATGGTACTCTAAAGTGTAACACCAACCTTGACTGCCACCCGCATCTTCTCTATACAAGTCTAGTTCATGGTTAAACATTTTTTCGTTTTGAATTTCTCTCCTACCGCAACCATAATTTACTATTCTTCCATCTATGTCTAATTTAAAGATATGATGATCATCGAGGTCATCTCTATTTTTAAATGAAGTTCTTATAGCTTTAAGTTTTTTTTCTGCGCTAGAACTAGCAGTTAAGTGAAATTCATCCCATATTATATTTGGTTTGTCTCCGTCAAAATAAGGTAATGATTTATTAAAACATTCTTCAAAGATCGTTTGATCTATATCACTATACTTAATTTTTGTTACAGTCATTGTCATTTTATGCTTCCTCCCATGAATCGCCATCCCAATATCTAGCGTTGTGTGCATTTGCCGAAGCTACTTCTGTTTCAAATAACGAACCTGTGTTTCCTGTGGCTGTAATTCTTTCAAATATAATTGTAGCTGTAGTGGCAGTTGTGTTAAATGTTGTGGTCGTGCTCGCAGACGTTTCAACAGTAGTGTCGAATGTCGTTGTTGTGTTAAATGTAGTAGTCGTGCTCGCACTTGTGCTAAAAGTGGTTGTTGTGTTAAATGAAGTAGTGGTCGATCTACTTGTGTTAAAAGTCGTTGTGGTCGATCTACTTGTGTTAAACGAAGTCGTACGAGAAGTAGATCGAGAAGTACTTTGCGATGTAGTATGCGAAGTAGTCCTGGAGCCTCCACTCTTTCCACCAAGAGCTGTACTATAACTAGTTGTATAACTTGTAGTATACGAAGTTGTAAAAGAAGTGCTACGCGAAGTTCCGAAGGTTGTAGTAGTGCTCTTGCTTGTCGAAAAGGTTGTCGTGGTTGATTGGCTCGTAGCAGTAGATCGAGTTGTATTAAAAGTTGTCGTGGTTGATCTGGTTGTAGCAGTAGATCGAGTTGTAGAAAAAGTCGTATTAAAAGTGGTAGTCGTGCTTGCAGTTGTAGAAAATGTGGTAGTTGTGTTTTTTGTAGTTTGTTTTATGGCATTAAAAAAAGTAGTAAGACTGCCATCTGTTTCTTTTACAACAGCATAATTTACAAAACGTAGTGTTCCATCAGTTACCTTTACGACAATAGGGTTTGGTGTTTCAATTGAATCACCGTCCCATATTTTAATTGCCATGCTAAACCCTCGTTATACAACGTACCAGACAAACCCAATTTTTTTACCAGATCCATCTGTAGGTGCAGAAGTTACAATTTCAAAATCTCTTGCATCTAAATCTGTAAGAGCTACTTGCTTCATAGTTCCTGCATCATTTACCACTACTCTATCTGCGTCTGCTAATGTTGTAGAAGTAGCACTTGTATCACCGTCTATTACATTGAGCTCTGCTGCAGTACTTGTCACACCATCTAGAATATTTAGCTCTGCAGCTGTAGAGGTAACTCCATCAAGTATATTTAGTTCTGCTGCTGTGCTAGTTACACCGTCTAATATGTTTAGTTCGGCTGCTGTGCTAGTAACTCCATCAAGAATATTAAGTTCTGCGGTAGTTGAAGTAACACCATCAAGTATATTTAACTCAGCGGTACTAGAAGTAACACCATCTAAAGTTTGAACTTCTGCTGCTGTCAGGTCTGCTAAAGAACTAGCTGTATCACTTGCCATTGTTGCAAGCTCTGTTAGCTCTGCATCTAGTGGCTGTTTTGCATCTAGTTGAGTCTGAACATTAGAAGTAACACCATCGACATGGTTAATCTCTGCTGTCGTAGCAGTGACTCCATCAAGTATATTTAATTCTGCAGTAGTTGAAGTAACTCCATCAAGTATATTTAATTCTGCAGTAGTTGAAGTAACTCCATCAAGGACATTAAGTTCTGCAGTAGTTGAAGTTACTCCGTCAAGGATATTAAGTTCTGCAGTAGTTGAAGTGACTCCGTCAAGAATGTTTAGTTCTGCAGCTGTAGATGTTGTAGCTAGACTTACTGCTCCACTAGAAACTGAAAAATCATTTGAATCAAATGAAGCTATACCTTTAACTGAATCAGTAGCATCTACAAGATTTGTTAGTTCTTCTAAAGCTTTAACGTTGACTCGAAGTTGAAGTTTATCACCAGTAGAAAAAGAACGTGCAGACGTATCATCCTGTGCACGAACTACAGTAAGAGTAGTGCCTGATACTCCAGTTACTTTTACTATTTCTACATTTGCACCGTCATCCATTGTAGCGTAGAAGTAGTCACTTCCTGAAGGTGTAGGAAAAGAAGCACTACTAGCTACGCTAATACTAGTTGTACTAGTATTTACATCAGCACTTAAAAGTGTGCCCGCATTGTTTTTTAATAAAACTCCCATGCTATCGGCACTCCTTCTTTAACTAACGGTTACAGTCCATGTAATTGTCATGGCATCTGAAGACCCTTTGTTTACAACTGAAAAAACTGTACGACATAGCATTGTTCCACTAGAAGAAGCATTTAAAATAGCTGCTTCAGTAAGAGCTGCTGTACCTGTTCCTGCAGGAAAAGTTGCAGTGTATGTTACTACAGCGGCAGAAACACTTGTACTAGCCAAAGCCACACGTGCTGATTCTGAAACTAAAGCAGTTTGTCCTGCAGCAGCCGCTGTTGTACTGGTTCCTACTGCCATGTGACTCATCACACCTGCAGAAGTTCCTTCTATACGACTAGCGACAAACCCTTTACCCGCGGTAACCACAAGGTTGTCTATATCCTGTACTAATTCACCATTTAGGCGTATTTGTACATGGCCTTTCAATTGTAGTTGTTCATCTATGTTTGACATTTTTGCCCTCTCGGTTAATCTTAACTACTCATTGAACATAAAAGTGTTTACGATACTCTCGTTAAATCGAGAGAACCCAACACTTTCAATTAATTGTACCTGTAATAATTCTGAAAGTGTAGCACTATCTGATTGCGGTGATGTAAAGTTAATAGCTGATGTTTCAGATATTGATACTACATTGTTCTTATTTAGTGCTACGTCTGTTTTTAGATCATCAGAAACACTGGTTGTATCGTCCATTGTAAAAGCATCGGAAAGTACTTTTTCAAAACTAGTTAGAACTAAAGCCTCTGAAATACTAGATGTGTCAGCAAAAGCTCTAAGGTAAATTAAAGCGGTTACTAGTGAATCTGACATACCAAAGCTATCAGAAGCTGGTCTACTGAAAGCTATAGCAGGGCTATCTGACATACCAAAACTGTCAAAAACTGGTCTACTAAAAGAGATAGCAGGTGCATCACCTATAGTAACAGTTAAAGCTTCTGGACTATTATTATCTACTGTAAAATATTTGTTTAATACATTTGTATTTAAATCTACAACAGCGTTTAGTTCTACGTAAGAAACAGTAGCTTTTCCTTTAACATAAGATATGTTGGCTGATATTCCCATTAATTAAAATCGTCACGTACGTTAAACTTAATTAACTCTTGAACTGTTTGAATATTACCGCTTGAATTTGTAAACTCAACTTCTCCCTCATATATACCTGCGGCTGTCCAAGTTCCTGAAGGGAACAACGCAGATGCAACTCCGTTAGAAGCGTCTGTTAAACTCATTGCTATTGTTGAAGTCAAAGTAGTTTCACCTACTTTACGAATAAAAAGTTTTACTGAGCCACTTGTTAAATTTATAGGAGCCCACGTAGATGAGTCTTCTACATCTAGTGTTTTACCTGAAGCCGCTGTATTACTGTCTTTCAACGTGACAACAAGCTCAGGTAGTGTATCTCCTACGACTAATTTTATTGTTTCCGAATATGCCATGTTATCTACCTTAAATTATCTAAATGATGAGTATACAGGGAGATAAGTAGTGTAATCCACATCTCCTCGTACTATGTCTTCTACACGTTCTGCTGTAGGACCTAATGGAGGAACCCACCAAGACCCTCCAAAATCTCCTGCTTCTAACATTGGTCTTAACAATCCCCAAGGTCCAAGCAGTCCTGATCTGTCAATAATCTCTGCGCTGTATTCTCCAAAATCCATTGAATCAGACCTAAGAGCTGTTTCATCTCCACCGCGGAACATATATTTTAACCACTCACGTAGTTCTAATCCTACCATAGTAAGCGGTAAGAAAGCAGTTCCCATAATTAATATGGGTACAGCTGCATCTCCAACACTACCTGTTTCAGAGAATCTACTATGAGAATCACGTAGCGCGCCACCTACAATATTTTTACCGTAAGCGTAGAAGAAAGATTTTAACTGCCAAACTATTCCAGCATAAGGGTTAGAAGCCCACCCAGGTCGTTCTGCTGAGTTAGGTCTTACAATAGATTCGTTAACAAACTGCCCTAACGCTCCTTTAACTCTTTCGCCTGATTCACCTTGAAAACTACGATACCTATCTCCTTCCTCTTTTGTTCTGTCCCAAGCTTTTACATCTTCCGCTGTAACTCCAAGTTCTTCTAGATGTCTAGCAGATCGTTGTCGTTCTTGTATAGAAAGACTAGAATCAGTTGCTCTATTAGCTTCGTTTATTAAAAACTTCTCGCCCATACCTAAAGCAAATACTCGAGTAAATTTAGTAAATTGTTCTAATCCTATTGCGTGGAAAAACTTATCAGTAAACTTCTCCATACCTGGAGTCATGTACGCCATTTCGTTTGCGTTAATTGCCATCATAGACATAGAATCAAGTGTAGTTACACCAACATCTCTAGAATATTGTTGTAGTTCTGCACGGTTTTTAAAGTAATATCTATACTGTTGGAAAGCAGTTCTAAAAGCAGAAAAGTCTCTAGATCTAAGCACAGGCCCTGCTAAGTCAGGCAAAGAAGCTATTGTAGCTAAACTTAAGTATGCAATAACATTCAAAGTTAAAAGCAAACTACTTGCAGCACGAGCTCCTTTGGACATGTTAAGACCTGTTTTACCTAACATCCCTCTAATTAAGTCCTTAGCTTCTTCGCGTTGTAGTGGGTCTGATATACGCTGTATCATATACTCAGCAGCTATCCACCCTTTTGCTGTTTTACCTACAGGTACACTTAGTAAAGCACGAGCTAAAGATTCATTAATTGTTCCCGCGTCACGTGCGGCTATAATAGTTTGTCTATCTTGAGCTGTTACTTCAGTCTGTACCTTGTCCTGATAATCAATACGTTTTACCATATCATCAATGTATTTTAATATAGTCACGCCTGGGTCTTGTAGTACACCTATCTCTCGTAGTTCTTTGTTAGAAACTAAATTAAACAAATCAGATCTATTTTTAGACATACCTACTGACGTTGCTTCTGCTCCATCAATATGGTCATCGGGGTTACGTTCTTCGTTTTCTATAATGTTCTCTACTACTTCTTGCCAAGTTGTGGAAAGAACTTTCTCACCTTCAGGCGTTACAATTGTTGTTTCAAACGTAGGTGTGCCTGCTTTACGTTGCAACAGCTCAGCTAAAGCAGTCTGTAACTCAGGGTTTTCTCGTATAGCTTCAATCATTAGAACTCGAGGGAAGAAGTTTTCTCTAAACTCTACTCTGCCGTTACCTTGGTTATGCCCACTGCCTTCTATGTAATCGTTATAAAAGTCCCGTAAGAATCTTCTAATTTGTTTAGCTTCAGGGCTTTTTAGCTGACTTGTAGGTATACGATCATCTTCTGCTTCTAACAAAATCTCTTGTACTCGTTCGGTAGCAATACCAGCAGGTAGTATTTCTAAAAGTCTATTTTTAAACTGCCTAGCTATATTACCCCTAGAGTTTAAATATCCTCTTGGGTCGTCTGATCCAGACCTGTCATACAGTTGTCTAGCTAGTTCAGATGACAACTTACGTAATCTGTTGTCTGCAGTAAATAAAAAGTGACTTATAGCTTTGTTCCAATCTCTGGGTAACAAGTCAGGGTTTTCTCGTAAGAACTTATCTACCTTACGTTTTAAACTTGCTATAAATCCTTTACTGGCTCCAAACTCTTTTGCTGTCTGCTGTACATTTTCTTCTACTATTTTTCTAACTTGTATTTTTTCATTAAACGAAGGCTTTGCGTTTAACCTAGCAGGTTCTTTGTACTTCTTAACTACATTTTCAACGTAGTCAGCAAATACAGGGTTAACATTAAAACGTTTTCGATACATTGGGCTAAGTTGTTTAAATATTTGTCTAATCCTGTTAGCAATACGTTTAAACCACCCATCTACACCATTAGTAGCTTTTAAGCCTTCATTAAGTAAGTACCTACTAACATTGTCTGAATACCACTCTTCAAACCCGTACTTACCTTGGTACTGTTGAGATTTTGCTCTGTCTTTCTCAAAGGCTTTTTCTAATTTTTCTCGTATTCCAGGTAAACTAAGACTACGATCTAGTTCTTCTCTAAATACTATATGCCCTAGTTCATGCCCTAAAGTTAAAACTGCTTCAGAATACTGTGCTTCGGTCATTGTTTC